CTTCTCACGGAATACCTCGACGTCTATGAGGGGCACCATGTTGAGAACTTCTACCGGTAATGGGGTTAAGCCTTTCCAGTTGTGCGACCCCACAGCTCGAAGTACCCGTGCCGCATCGGCGGGGACCGTTGAGTCAATTTTCAACCCACTCAACAGACACGAAACTTTGAACTGTTCCGCTACGATCTTCCATTCTTCTTTCGGTACTGCCTTGGCCAGAGGCCAATAAGCATGCACCCCGTTGCCCGAATTGACCACTATCGGACGGGGGATTCCCGTTTCTTTGACGAACTTCTTTAGGGCTAGTAGGGCTGCGTTGTGGTCAAGGTACCGCTTTGGCGTGTCTGCTCCGCAATCCAGATCAAGGAAGAAAGACTTCAAGTAGCCCGCATTTGCTGCCGTGCGATTACGATCAGAAAGGTAGCTGGACATGGCGACGAAGGAGTTAATCCGCTGCCCATCCAGATGATCAATCGCTACTTCTACATCCAATAACGTCCTATGGAATGTTTGGCTATGAAGTTCTTTTTTACCTATGATCCCGACTACGCAGTAGATGCCTTCAGGGGGTAATACCGCCCCCAAAAACTCTTGTCTGGTAGGCATGGCTACTCATTTTCTGGTATGGGTTTTTGTTTAAGTCTGTCCACGAGGGACTGGATTCTATCGGTTAAGTGTTTACTAGGCTGATGCCTACCCGTAATCCAGTTGTACGCGGTCATGCGGCTAACTTTGAACACTTCCGCAACTTCCTCTACCGAGTAACCATGCAACAGACACAGCCGCCCTAATTCTATGCCTAGCCCTTTTGCTTCCGGGTTATTTATTTTGTTCTGTACTGCCGTAGAATATCCACGTTTTGCCATGGTTGTTTCCCCTTAGGGGGGTGGGATACCCCACCCCCTATTTTTGATTACTCTTCGTCGTCCCACTGCTCCAAGACCGAGGCCAGATTCTTCTTGGCGGTTGGCTCTTCCTTCTTGGACTCTCGCTTCTTGGGTTGCGAAGCTTCCTCCTCTCCAGCCTCCTCCGGCTCTGCCTTGGCCTTCGCCTTGTTCGGCAGCTTGGGGGTTTCTGCTGGAACAACCTCAGACGGCGGCTTGAACGATACTGCGACCAGCGCCTTCACTTCGGGGGTTTCACTGCGCTGACTCAGCGAATCGTACTCGTCCTCGGTCAAGGGCCGCACTGCCTTGAAGAACAGCTTGGGGGTAGCGCTATCCGTATCGAACCGCATCTCGGTCACCACGGCTGTGATGTTGACGTTGAACCCGGCCAAGAACTGCGCGTAGGCATTGAGGGGCATCTTCCCACCCTCGGCATCCCCGAAGATCGACTGTGCAGGTAGCGAGAGCTGGAATACGTCGCCGCCCAAATCGTTCTCCAGCACCACGGCGATCATGCGCCCAAACTTGCAAGCCTTGGTCTTGCCGGTGCCCGAACCTGCAATGTTCTTCTCGCAATTGTGGCAAGCATCGCTCTGCGGGTTTTCGACACTGGCGTCAGGGCGCTCTCCATCCGGTGACCAGCAGTCTGGGCTACCCGTTTTGGCGGTAGCGTCAAACGTCTTGGCGTAGAACGTACGATGCACCTTCGATGCCACGTTGACGATTACCACCTTCATCGACCGCTCATCGCTGGTAGCGATCTCCTTGCCGTTGACAACCATACGGAACACATTGCCCCGGATAGAAATACGCTTGGTAGTTTTTCCACCACCGAGCAGCGACTTGGTGATGTCGTTGAGGGGTTGTGTCTTCAGGTAAGATGGGACGCCATTCTTGAACAACTGAACATCAGTACTCATTTGTTTCTCCTGTTATTTGGTATACACCGTTATGTCGTATCTACGATCTGCGTTCAATCCGGGGGGTAACTTGTCGGGGTGTTCCTCCAAAAATGTTTTCATATTGGTCTGGTGAATGCGCCGCTGTAGCAAATCAAGCGCGTTATTTTCCTTCATGAAATTGTGCATCGACTCCCAGTCCGTAGTGCTGTAGTCGGTTTTGATTGTCCTGACTACCCGCCCAAACGGCGTTCTCAAGCTACTGGCTCCAACAGCATTACAGGCTTCCAGTATCTTGCCCTTCACAACGTCCATCTGCTCTTCGACTTCAAAGGCCTGCTTTTCCAAACCTTTCTTCGTGTTACGCATCTTGATGTAAATCTTGATCAGCCTGTCGATGGGTATTTCTTCGTCACTCATTTGTTTCTCCTATCTCCCGTAGTTCTTCCTTATATAGATCAACGAGGCGTTGATGGGTGTCTACCTTGCTCTGGAGCATTCGATACATCTTGCTCTCTACCCGGCTGCCCTGTAGATGCACAATGGTCACCTTGTTGACTTGCCCAGCCCGGTGTACCCGAGCGTTAGCTTGCAGGTAAGTCTCAACGCTCATGACCGGGGACCAGTACACAACCACATTCGCTGCATGCAGGGTTACCCCATGTGACGCAGCTTGCGGTTGTATGACGAGGACTCGCGGTTCGGGCGTTGTCTGGAACGTATTGAAAATCTCCGTTCTCTTGTTGGGGCTAACCTCCCCATTGATGATCGCGTTTGTGTACCCGTGCTTCTTCAACCATTCGGAAATCATGACAAGGCTATGCGTATAGGGTACGAACACCAGCACCTTGTGGCTGGCCTCATCGATGACTTCTTTCAGCGCTTGCAGTCGATTACTGCAATCAAACTCCACGACTTCCTTCGTGTCGGTGTAGACCGCTCCACCAGAAATCTGTAGCAGTTTGTTCAAGTTCGCTGCCGCAGTAGGGGCCGTGATTTCCTCACCCGCCGCTATCATCAACTGCTGCTTCAACATGGTGTTGTAGTACTTGGCTTGCTGCGTGGTGAGCGGCACCTCTCGGGTCACGTACATCATGTCCGGAAGGTCTAGGCATTCTTCCTTGGTGAACCGAATGGCGGGTTGCAACGCCTTGTAAACGGTCTCGGTCGCGTTGGGTTTTGGCACCCATTTGAACCTCGTGATGTTGGTCATGACCTGATCGCGGAACGCTCCATAGAATTTTGGAACTCCACTGGGGTTGACGATCTTGGCCAGTCCGAACGCATCACTGGGCTCTTGCGAAGCTGGAGTGCCGGTCAACATCCACACCCACGTGTTAGGGCTGATGGTCTTGGCCAGTGCTTTCCACCGTTTGGTGTGGACATTCTTGTAGGCGTTGCAGTTGTGGACTAGCCAGTGACCCCCAACAAAGTAGTTAGGTGTTCCTTCAACTTCGAGGTTGAAGACATCGACGCCACCCGGGCATTCGATATACGAAACACTTTCCACCCAAGCGCCTCTAGTTTCGCTTCCTTCTTGCGATCCTGTGCCTGTCGTGAGATTGCCGTGTGGCTGTTCCCATCCACCTCCAACCCTATTTTGAGGTGTGGCCATGCGAAATCCAGCTTGTAATTCGTAGGATAGTTGCGCTGCTTCCCACCCAATGCTACCGGGTAGTTCCATACCCACCCCGCAGGTAAGCTTCCTGAAATCAACTGTTCCGTTGCCGTCATCCCCGTACCGTTCCCCTTGCGTATTCGTGGCTTGTGCCCTATAGCTTTGAGCGATGCGGAAAGTTTCGCCCGGTGTTCGGGGGTTTTCGGGCCGGAGGGTTTGCCCCGCTGTTCGGGGGGTAGGTTGCAGAAATGACTCCTGCCGGGGTTTATTAGGTGCCACCTCTTCCGTGCGCAGGATTTTGAGCAGGTCATCCCGCTGGGTTTCCCTTGCTTCAAATGCCACAGCATCACGCGAAGCACCCGACGATATTCCGTGGCGCAGATGGGACAATGCAGCACCAGATATGAGCCGTCTTCCCGCAAGATTTTTGGCGCACACCCAACCAAGGTCAGTAAAGAATGGATGGTCTGGAGTGCAGCGTATGACTGTTTTGTCGCCAAGTTTCACCTCCACGAGGGTTTTGGTAGTATTGCGTACAAGACGTTTTATACGCATTACCCCGTTGGAAGTCAATACTTTATCCCCCGGCGCAAACTGTTCAATAGGTCTGTCCCCGTTAGGGGTGCTCACCGGCGTCCCGGCTACAAAACATTCATCCACCACGATCAGATCAAAGTCGCCGCTGTCGATGATCGCATCCGACACAATCTCCAACCCGTCGTAGTTGATGATGACAAACTCCGCGCCACCCCGAATGATCTTTTTCCTACGCTCGGGGTTGGAGCTGTGTGCGATCTCGAACGTGCGGTGCATGGCAAACCGGAACAAGTCCCCCTGCCATGCGGAGCCCATGATCGACACCGGACAGATAACGAGCACTCGGGTTATTTTCTTGTGCTTCAGAAGGTAATCAGCCGCCCAGATAACGCTTGCGGTTTTCCCCGTGCCTTGGGAGTTGAAGCAAAAACCCCGACGATGCAACGTGAGGAACTCAGCAGTGGTCTTCTGATGGGCAAACGGTTTGTGCATCCCCGGCCAATCGTAGGAGCGCAGGATCGGGGAGGGTACGTTTTTGATCTTGAGGTTCTTGAGTACCTGCGCCTCTTCCAGCCCCCACCGAACGACTACATCGTGCTCACCAACCTGCTTGCTGCAGGGGATTACGCTCGTAATCAGGTGAGGATAGCGCACCCTCAGATGGAGTGCTTTGTTGTCGATAATCTGCATCGCGTTGTTTCACCCGTAAATGAATCTTGGGGCGAAGTGATGTTTTCACTTTGCCCTGCTTTATTACAACTTTGTACTGCGGCTACCTCCACCTCTTTGGGTGGTTCGAGTCCCTATATTCTACCCAACAAAAACGGCTGTCAACTATTTTTTCGGGGTGTTTCTCTTCACCGTGTGATCCGAGTTGCGACTGAACGAACGGTTGGCGCTCGGGCTTTTCAGCCGCAGATTGCCCGACGCGTTGGTACCCCCCTTGGATAAGGGCACCACGTGGTCAATGTCCTTGCCCGCCCGGTTGATACCCTTGGCGTCCATCGAGCGTCGGGCTGCTGCGCGTTTGGCCCGTTTCGGTTTCTCGTTACGTGCTTGCTCCAACGCCCACTCGTGCTTGTAGGGTCTTGGTTTGTTGATGTAAGGCATCGCAGTCTCCTGTCAGTCCCAGTTGCCTCGCCCGTTGTGGGCGCATGAAGTCACCGGGCACCAGCCCCGGCACGTGAAGTTTTGCTTGGGGTTCCACACATCGTTTTCCATTGCGGCTTCCAACTGCTCGGACTGCTCCACCCATTTACGCCAACGCTCTTCCTGCTCGTCTACGTGGTACTTCTCCTTGATGAACGAGGGATGCACCACAAATAGCAGTCCCGCTTTGACGACTTGTACCTCAGGGAAATGCTTGAAGGTCGCAAGTGACAGTAGCTCCAACTGCTTGGTGTCCGGGTACGTGTTTTTCCCCGTCTTGTAGTCCACGATCCGAGCCATGTTACCGTCGACCACCAGCAGGTCCGCGATCCCCCTCCACCAGACTTCCTTTGCCATGAACTTGCAGGGCTCCAAGTCACGGGTCAATCCCATTCGGTGCTCACAGTACACATCGCCTGCCATCGTCTTTAGCTTATCGAGCGCGTCCTGCATATAACTAAACTGCGGGGGTAGCGGGATGCCATCCCTAACGTAATCTTCTGCGGCTTTGTGAACTTGCAGGCCATACCGCATCTGTTCCGATGGGGGTTCCACAATGTCCTTGGCCACCCGCAAGTGGTAGTACTTCTTCGGGCATTGCTGGAACAGCGATATGCTGCTGTACGACCATTTAACACTCACCGTAATTGACTCCCACACCTGATTCGCAGTTAAGCGGCAACCCAGTCGCCCACGCAGGTACCCAACGCATGCACTCTTCTACGTAGGCTCGGGCCTCGTCTGCTTCTTCTTTTCTAGCGATACAAGCTATCGCATCATGCACGGTTAGAACCACCCGGTACCGCTTGGCTATTTTCAGCATCTGCTCACCAATGACCGCACGGGCTAAGTGCTGGATGATGTTCTCCGTGAACTTGCCGCCCCATATACCGGTAATTCCTGTCCTAGAAGTATATATGAACTCCTCCTTCCCGTTAGGTTTGCGGGATCGGCGCAGTTGGTGGTACTTCAGGGGTAACCCAATCGGGGTGTGGATCATGCCCCATGCCAGTTTGACCACTCCTTCCCGGCCATAGGGTGCCGTCTGGTTGTCCACAATAGCCTTCAGCACCGTATCGCCCTGCTCCCAGAGTTTGGGGATCATGGGGTAGGTAAACCGGTAGGTGTCGATAATGTGCCGCGCCCCATCCAATGTCATGTCGATCCCAGCGGCCTTCATGAACTCATGAAACTTCTTGCCTCCGAGTCCATATCCGCTACCCAAAATTACGGTCTTGCCGATGAAGCGTTGGGCAGGGGTTATATCCTCTACGGGTACCCCGTAGATAGCCGAGGCCATGATCTTATAGACATCCTCCTTGTTCCTGAACGCCTCAACCAGATCATCCTGCCCTGCCATCCACGCCAGCATCCGCGCTTCGATCTGCGAGGAGTCCGAGTCAATCATCACATACCCCGCAGGTGCCCGGATTGCCCTCTTTAGCGTACCGGCGTTAGGCCCACGACTCGGCAGGTTTTGTAGGTTCACCTTATCCATGCCGCCCCACCGGGATGTATGGGCCGCGTAATACTTCAGGGGAATGGGCAGGTTACCTCTCCCCGCTATGCCCAAGAACCGCTCAGTTCGGGTTTCTTCAATGGTGCTCTTGACGCCGAGACGCACCGACACCAATGTTTGCACGGCGAGATTCTCATGCTCCAGCAACGCTTTCATCCCCTCGTCGGTCTTGGCAAACGCGTAGGTTTCCTTGCCGGTAGTAGGACTTATCTTCATGGGGGGTGAGACGCCATGCTCACGCAGCAACTCCGCAAACTTCGCGTTGCTCATGATGTTCTTCTTGTTCTCCTCCGGGTTGTCCCCGATGACTTTTGCCAGTAACTCCTCTTTTGCCGCCCGTACACTCCCCAGATGCTTCTCCAGAAGGAAGGCGTTCAAATCCAGCACTGGCTCCGTGAACATCCGAATCGTCAGATCAATCAGTTTCAGTTCGTTCTTGGGGTACCCCTCGACTAGAACACGGAATAGTTTGTAGGTGAGCTCAGTATCGTTTACGCAGTACCTGCCGTATGCCTTGAGTTCTTCGGGGGTAAAATCCAGCCGGTGTTTCCCCAGCGCGTTGATAACTTCCGTGCCTTTCTCGCCAAGCCCATAGTGTTCTACCAGTTTGGCCAGACTACCCCCGACTTCAACCCCATGCGTCGCACGGGCCATGGATAACGTATCCGCTATACCCCTTGGGCGTATATCAAACTTCCAGTTTAGGATAGCGGCGTCGAACAGCGCGTTATGCGCCACCAACACGGCGTTAGACCATTGGAATTGTTGTAACCAGTTTTTTACCTCCCCGTGGGTTCCGCTGAACCATTCGGTGGGTGCATCATCGACTTTGGCAGAAACCCCAATTGTCTCGTACTCATCCCCACGTATATATTCCTCGGTAGTCAGCTTGGATAACGAATAGGTCTGGCTGTAGTACGTCTCAAAGTCCAGCGTTACGATGTTCACCGGCCTGCTCCAGTTTCTTGTTGAGTTCGTCCATGCAGAAGATTTTAAGCCGGGTGGCGATAAGCACGATACCGTCCATGCAGTCGCATACTTTTGCCCAGTCCTTCTTCAACGTGGCAAGTTGTGCTTCTCGGCGTAGCTCTTGTATGCGGATCAAGCCTTCTGAGTAGTCGAGCATTGCTCCTCCCATACGGTCCTAGGGTACACATGCTCCATGTTCTCCTGCGCTCCGCATTGGTTGCAGGCATGAACGAAGGGTTTTTCGGCGTACTTGATATTCAATACGTGCTTCAATTCACCGCCACAGTCGCACATCAACCGATGCACGTTCCATGTGATGGGGGTTTCCTTGATGTTCATTTTGCCCTCTTCGAGAGTAGGAAGTTCTTGCTACGCAGCTCTGCACAAGCCACGCAGCGCCATTGTTTTTGTCGCCCATTAGCCGACAAGTATTGCTTTACACCGGGTACCTTGTGACAAGACATGCAGGTGGGGTTGGGGGGTGTTTTTCTCGGCATCAGAATGGGGCCTTGGGCAAGGAATTGAGCAGATCGCGCAGGGCTTTTTTCTTGTCGCCACGCTTCGGTTTCTTGGGCGGGTTGAACGGCCACGCTTGCTGTGGGTTCAGTATGGTTTTGCTCAGTTTCATAAAAATTCCTTCAAAGTTTTAGAAATTTTTGGGTGCCGCAAGTCTCGAAGCGCTCTAGCCTCAATTTGCCGAGCTCTTTCTCTGGTTACACCAATACGCTGCGCGGTTTGTTCAAGGGTCATATCTTCAGTGAAGCGCAGGGCCAATACTTTTTGTTGTTGCGGTTTTAATTTTTCCATTGCTTTGGCAACGATTTCTGCGCGTTCCTGATTTGCGTAATTTTCTTCGGGGCTTGGCAACTGCAAGGATTCGTTTTGATGTTGCTGTAGCAAAGCCTGCACTTCCTCATGCCCTACATTTCTTTCAGCAGAGTTGCGCGGTAATCGCAAGGCCAGTTGTTCTGGGGTCCACAAATCAGATGGCGTTGCCCCCAATATTTCCATAAGCTTTTTAGCATCCGTAGAGAATTCACCATGTACGGTAACCGGCCTTACACGCATACACAGCAATGCGTTTAGTTTCCCTTCATGCATTTCATTATCTCGACAAAACTGAGCCACTGACTTACACCCAGTGGCTTCAATAGCAGACAGCAGCAAGTTGTTTCGGATACTGACTTTTACGCGGTACTCTTGCGCTGTTGGCTCTTCCGTTAGTCGCATGATTTGCTCCTCACCACCCTCGCTTTCCAGATTTGCCCGTCCTGTAGGGGCACCCAGATCGTCGTGCCATAGCCCTCGTTGGGGTAGCGGTTGCGGTAGTCCTGAATCATCTTCAACAACTCTTCCTTGGTGTCTGCGGTCAGTTCAAAGTCAATCATTTTTCCTCTCCTCAATCATTGCGTCGGCTACAGCCCACGCAGATTCTTCGATCCACGACTGCCCCGCCTCTAGTATCTGTTCGTGCAGCTTTGGGTTCGCTAACATACCTTGCATTGCTTTTGCCGCGAAATAATCGCGCAGGGTCATACCGGCCCATCCGTCAACGTACTGCTCGTGAGACGAAGGAAACGCTGGCCCTCCGTGGTCTTTCATTTTTTCTCCTCTGTCATCCAGTAGATGAGTCCACCGATAAGGAACACAATAAAAACTATTGCCGTGATGCTGAGTAGTTCAATCATTCTTTAACTCCTATGCCGTGTGCCCGTTCGATGGCGCGAGCAAAGCCCAGAGCGTCAAACTTTTCTGAAATGATGTTCGTGTCTTTTGTTTTGTCATAGTGCGCGTTGACCAAAGTTTTATGCTGAAGTGCATAGAAATGTATGCGTTCAGGGGTTAGTGGTTCTTGTGTTTCTTTGTTTTTCACAGGCTCCTCGCAATCGCTGCATACACTTCAGCAGCCCTAATCGTTTCTCTGGCCATCTTTCTGATGGGTTCCCGATCCGAAAAACGCTGCGCTCCTGAACGCTCGGCCCAGTTGGTTACGACGTTGAAGTTCCTGTCGAAGTCCTGCACAGCGCGTTTCTTTTGCTCTTCGATCATTTCGTGCTTAGCTCGTCTACTCTTTTCCAGTTGTAGGTTCGTTTCGGTGTTCCAGCAGTCTGATCTCCCGCACAGTACTTCTGTGCGCTTACCGCATTGCCGACAAGTTGATCCCATTGCCACTCCATAAAAGGTCTACCCACAAATCCTAGTAGAAAGAACATCGAACAACTCAACAGTGCAGCCATGATGTTGCGACGTAGCTGCTTCGGATCGTACTCAACAATGATGTGCTTGTTCATTTCTTGAACCCCACTTTAGGGATATTTTTTAATATCCATTCGTGATAGCACTTCATGCAGTGCTGGCTAGTGATTTCATTTTCGACCCACAGTGCAACCGTTCCCATACCAACAACTTCGCCATGTACTGGGCAGATGTATGTGGGGGGCTTTGTTGAAAGCGTGAGAGCATTTGAAACAGTAAATTTATCTGTCATTTCTGCCCCCTGATGGCGTCGGCGCAGTCCTCCGCAGCGGAATCCGATTCCGGCACGATTCCCCATACTCGTAATTCGCAAATCCTCGCATCCTTCTCCTTCTGTTTAGCAGAGATGATGGCGGCGAAGCGCATGAGTTCATTTGGATAGCCTTCCAACCCCGCCTCCCGCGCAGCGTCGATCACTTCGGATTCGGTCATTTTGCGTCCTTCATTAACTGAGAGAGCATGTAGCAGAACGGTTCACCAAGCGCTTCAATAGGATTGATCCCAACACGCTCAAAAACATGCAACACCACGTGGCTTAGTTCATGAGCCAGTGTGTGCGGCTCCTCTGCGTAAATAAGATAAGTCCACATTCCATCTTTACCTTCGCCCCCTCTAAATCGCCCCTCTGTTCCGTTGTTCAGCAGGTCATTTGTCTTGAATAACTTTTTGTGACCTGCCTCGTAGTCCTTTTTTGACGCCGCCAAAAACAGCCGACCATTGTATGGACGTAATGATAGTTCCCTCACTTCCCCCTCCTAACAGTTTCGGCGGCGCTGGCCCATGCTTGGCGTGGCGTATTTCCATTCCCGATTAACTCTATCTGATTCACTTTGTAAATGTGCCATCGGTGATTGGGTACGTTGTACCGATACTTAAACGCGAACGATTTAGGCCACTTCTCCAGCACGATCTGCTTGGGGGTCATTGGCGTCAAAAATAGCGCTTGTGTTCGTCGTATTGTTCAATCAGACGTCGGCGGCATGGGACGTCTGCCTTCCAATCGGGGTTGGCTGTGTCGTGGACGTAGGTTCGCCATGCGATTCCTAGATCAAAGACGTCTCGACCCCAGTCGATAATCGACTTCTTCAACAGACCCAACAACACTTTCTCGCGCTTTGCGAACCCGCAGAATCCGACGATGGCGAGGGTCCATCCACCAAGGGCAAGAACGAGTAAAAACCATGCGATAGGGCTCACTTCCCCCTCCTAACAGTTTCGGCCTTCTCGGCGCGTTCTCTCTCGCGCTCGGCAATAGCTTCGTATGCGCGTGACTGTGATTCCGCTTCCAGTGCGATACATTTCGCCTCGTCGCGCTCTTGTTCCAACACCCTCCGCGCCTCGACCTCGGCGGCGAGTTTGGCGTCAGCATCTTCAAGCTGCCCCATTGTGTGACTGTGATTGTGTAGTGAAGTTTCCAATTGCCCCTCCAACTCCTGCACCCTGCTGCGCAGCGCGGCGGCTTCGCGTTCGAGGGTCGCGTGTGATGCCATTGCGTCTAACGTAGGCGGGGCAATCCATGAGTGGATTTTCCCGTTCTTGTTCTTGTAATAGACGACCTTATAGAGAGCATCCGTCCTCGGCGTCGCCTCCTGCGGATCGGGGGCAGCGCCAGCAGGAATCGAAGTTGCGACTCTTACTGAGCCATCATCCTGCGGCGCTGCATTCGGCTGCTCTGGCTGAAACAACAATCCTCTTTCGTCGTCCGTCATAGGTGTTGGCACTACCCCGTCTATGTACGGGTCAAGCACGTCATCCTTTGGCTGCTCTGGCGGGGTGGTCATTCGCATGGCGCATCCTTCGTTGTGATCGTGACGGGGACGCAGGTGTAGCCTTCTGCCTTCCAGTCGCGGAATTTCTTGTTTGGCGATTCGCTTTGAATGCGGAACTGTGACCATGTGTATTCTTCATCGTCATCAAGTTCCACATGCACCAGCCGCCCATCCGGCCCCTTGATCGCCCATGCCTGTGTCGTAGAGTTCCCGCTGCCCTCTGTGGATCGGCGGTTCCAATCATCGGCTCCGTGTATCCATATCTGACATTGCTCGCATCCTGCATATGCGCCAACCTGATACGAAGAATCGAGAGTCGCTTCTCCCCCACAAAACAGGCACGGCTTCAATGCCTGTGTCATCGCGCCTCCTTTGCCCTGTATTCCCATTGGTAGTAGATATTCCCCGAATATTTTCCAATCCAAAAAAGAGGGGATCGGCGTTCGATTACCTCAAACCAACGGCAATCATGCGGCCCTACGCGGACGGGAACCCAGCAGAAATAGTCATGCCAATCTACATATTGCTCCGCGATCTTTTGCAGTCGGGGTACACGTTCCTCGGGAGTTTCACAGCAATCAAATCTCATCGCGCCTCCTTGCGTTCATCACGGTATCCGCGCTGCCCTCTACTATCGTGACGGGGACGCAGGTGTAGCCCTCTGCTTTCAATTGTTCCATTTGCCTATCTACCCACGCGAGAGAGCATCCAACAAAGGCAGTCCACGAATCACGTTCCGTTTTGCAGTCGGTGTTGATATGCAAATCCCCATCCGGCCCCTTGATCGCCCATGCCTGTGTCATCGCGCCTCCCCGCGCAGGATTACGACATCTCCTGCTTCAAGACGAACAATAGCTGTCCCCATCAGCACCCACTCATCCCTATTCGCCGCCTTCGCTTGGTCGCAGAGTTGGTCGATCTGTCCGTGAATCTCGCCAAAGGCTTCCTCGGATTCCTTGAGGTATTTCCTCCACTGCTCTATCTGTTCATCCGTCAGCATGTCCGGCTCCTTGAGAGGTAGTCTTTGATGCACCGGACTAAAAGAAGTTCGGTTGACCCTGTGCGCTCCATACCATCGTCATCACGCTGCACATACGGTAGGCACGCTTTCAGCAGCGCCCGTGACTTGTCGGCGGGAGGAGCGGTGAATAGATCATCTTGGCTAGACACTTTCGCGTCTGCAAAAATAATCCCGCGAAGACCGTCCTCAGATTCCGCTACATAGCCCACCGGCTCCGCGCTGCCCTCTGTGATCGTGACGCGGACGCAGGTAAATTTCAATTGCTTTAGCTTTTCAACGCTGCCGGGAATTGACGGGTTGGCCTCAATGAAATCCAGCCACGCGCTTGATTCGTCTGCATCCAGTACAACGTGCTGGATGTCCCAATCCGGCCCCTTGATCGCCCATGCCTGTGTCATCGCGCCTCCCCGCGCAGGATTACGACATCTCCTGCTTCAAGATTTTGTTCGTCGGTCATTTGTTCCCCCATGACGGGCGCTTGCCGCCCTCAACGATCCACAGATTCTTGCTTCTCAGATACCGCACGGCCAGTACCCACTTGGCGGCGTTGCGGCGGCAGGGGTAGAGCTGTTTTGCTCGTGCTGTAAGGCTCATTTTCCCTCCATGATCTCGATGAGTTTGTCCAGATAGTGTCGCGCCTTCTTCAAATCCTCGACACCGTTCTTCTCACGGTACCGTGCAACGTACTTGACTACATTGCCGCTGAAGAATCCCAACCCCCACGCATGAATTGCGTCCCACGGCTGGATGTCCTTGTTCTTGTAATGCTCACCGCCAACCTGCACCTTGTTGGCAACTTCTTGCATGGCTTCTTCTTCCTGTACGGTAACTTCAGGCAACGCTTGGCTTTCTTTCTTCATCTGCGAACGCACCGCATAGATGTACGCCGGTTTTATTTTCAGTGCCTTGGCAATCTCTTGAGTGGACTTTCCCTGATCAAGCAGGGTACGAATCTTTTTTTGCTTTGATACTTTCTTCATGTGTTTCTCCGTTAGGTTTTTTATGGAAGTTGCACGGTACTTGAATTGCCATCACCAGCATGTACCCTAAACGCCAGATGGGTTTGACGCTTACGCGCATTCGAGTTGATTACCGCAGCCGTGCCAACGGTGGGAGCAGCGTTTAGACTTATGTTTGTTTGGGGGATGCAGCCAACGCCGATAAGGCATCGTGCAAGGCATCCAGTGATTTCTCGTTGACAACCAAAGCCACGCCTTTGCGTTTTTTGATCATCACCAGTTCCTTATACTGTAGCGCGGTGGGTATATTGTCCCCGGACTTTATTTCGATACCTATGAACCATCCGTTGAAGCAGGCCACGATATCGGGTACCCCGGAGCGACCATAACCCCCCGTTGCCGGGAAGAAATAGTACGCCCCGAAGTAATCCAGTATGGCCTTGGCCTGTTTCTTGACCTTGCCTTCTGGTGTCATTTCTTTTTATCCCTTTGGTACTGACCCAAGAATATTGTCCCTTCAACTACAGGGGCGAAGTGCTTTATCTTGTATTCAGCGTCTGCGGGGAGCGGGACGTAGAAGAGATTGTACGGATACGGGTCTCGGTTCATCCCTTTCAGTAGCTTGGTAAGGTTCGCATCGGTCCTCCACTCAAACTGGGATGATGCAAAGAAGTGCCAACCCTGCGCTGTATTTTCTGTCTCCATGTTCATTCCCCTTAGAAATCGAACCGCTTGAGAATCTCATCCACCTGCACCTTGACTTCAAGGCGGGCACCTTGGCTCTCTCGCAAATCCTTGATGTCGATGTTGCAGATGGCGGACTCAAGGCTCTTACGTGCAGCTTCCAGCTTGGGGTCGTTGGTGACATTCAGCTTGGTCAACAGCTCACACAGCTTGACCGGTGTCTCAAGGAGACTATCTCTGAATATCTTTCTCTCACCCTCGGGTGTATCAGCAAGCCTGTCGGCCATATGCGTCAACACGCCGTGCAACCTATCCCACAAATCTTTAGTCGCGGAACCTAACCTATCGTTGTAGGCTTTTTGGTAATGCGCTTCCAGTTCCTTCTTGTCTTCAGCGTTGGCGTCTACGCGCCAATCACCCACTTCGGGTACCGGTGAGAAAGTGTAGCGCAGGGCAAATTTATTTGCAATGTCGTCAACGTCCGGGTACTCAGACCTGTCGAACAAGGCACCCATCGTGAAGGCTTGCGCGGCGATGAGTGTAGAGTACTTATTGCAAAACACCTGAACGGCGTCATTGAACTCGGTTTCATACACTGTCAGTTGCGCCTTGAAATCCTTGAAGTTCTGCATGGTCAGCAGTCGGTCGCCACCATCGGACCAAGGCAACGTCTGTTCATGGAACCAATTACGAATCTTGCCGCTGATACGCCCTACGGCTGCCAGTTCATCCACCCCCGCGAATAGGTTCTTGTGGTAGTTACCCGCTCGGGTCTTGGTCGACTTGGCCACATCAACTTCTGCGCTGACCTGCTTATCCAGCTTACGACCTGTCCATACGGACATATTGATATTCACCAGCATGCTTGTGTTTGAGATACCCATTATGATTCTCCTTTGACTGTATTGGCCTCTTCCATGAGGTCTGCTTTGCGCAACAACTTACCCATTGAATACTGCTCTGGTGACAGCATGGATAAGGTGATCAGGTTCTCGGGCGCCATCATGACCCTTGGTTCGGATGTTTTTGTAGCAGCGTTCCATTTCGTTTCGTAGAGTTCTACCTCGGTACCCGCTATTGCGTTGAACAGGGCCGTAGCTGCTTGCGCCTCCATGATGAACTTCGTGTACCCGACAGTTAATAACACTTTCCCTTTTGCCATCTGGCTTCTCCCTATAAGTGAATGGTCTTGCCTGTACCAGCAGTGATTCGCTTGTTACCCGCAATGACCCACAACACAGGGCAAGGCCACTGCCCACCCCAATCCTTACCCACCACACCATCGGTGAGCATCACTACACACTCGGGACGCATCTTCTTCTCCGCCATGTGACTTGTCACACAGGAAGGTGAGGTACCCCCGCCGCCCTTGGGTTTGGTTGAGGCGGCGATCATGTCGTACTGCCCCGGCCCATACTTCTCATGCGCTGCAACCTTGGTATCCCAATACATCAGGTCGATCAGTTCCGGGGTTACCAACTTGGCAAGGCCTATGACTTCGGACACGAACCGCGTGATAACCGCACCCCCGATGGACCCGGAGGTATCTACCCCGATACCGATACGCCCGATGGACTCGGAGTACATGGAGGGCATGTAGAGGTTGTTGTCGATGAACCTGCGGTTAGGCCTGCGCCATGTGCTCATCTCCCGTCCCATGCACAGGCTCGTCACGTAGTCCCGCATCTGCTCGGCCCAGTCAACCTTGGGTGCCAGCACCTCCCCAATGGCGCGGGACAACTCCCCGCCCAGCTTACCCACCAGCACCGTGCCTTGCTGCAACGCATCGCCTACCTGCTTATCCAGTGCCTTCGTGTCCTCGGCGCTGCGGCCCTTGGCTTCCTTCCAGCCGTGCTCATCGAACCCTTGAGGATCACCACTGCTGCTCTTGCCCTCCTCCTTATCCTTCTTGAGCAACCGATAGACTTCCCCTGAGTCCATACCCTTGTATTTCAGGTCAAAGCATCCATCCTTCGGCATCTTGATGAACCCTTCGCCATCGTCGGACAAGACAAGCAGCAGGTTGATTACAAGGTCGCATGCCTTGTTTGCTAGTTCCGGGTCCTCTTTCCACATCCACAACCACGTGACGAGGTGCCGCAGGGCTACGTGCAAACCCTCATGCAATACAACGAACCGCATCTCGGGTTCGGACAAGTCCATCACGAACTGCTTACCGTAGGTTTTGTTCACCCCATCGGTGTACGCAGTCAAACACTTCTTTGGATCGTCTTCGACGCTTGTCACCCCCATCATCAACACACCCGCCATGGAGCGGTACTTCGTGTGGGTTAGTACATCAAGGGTGCATTTCTGCACCCGCCGTTCTGCGTCCAAGTCCTTGTAAGCCATGGTTCCTCCTTACATCATCCATTCGTTTTCGGTAGCCCATACGATGAAGGACCGGTTGGATTGCGCGATAGCCCGCTTAGGTGACGATTGAATGTTCAGTGCGAACACACCCTGATACTCCTTGGGGAGTCGCTTCAGGTATGTCATGAACGGGGTCATGGTTGCCTTGTCCACGAGACTGATGCCGCTGAACACGGTCACGTAGTTGGCCGCGAAGTCCTGTGCTGAGGGCACCGCGCATCCGGTTGGATCAGAGATGGTGGACTCCCACGAAGGCATGCGGTCAAAGGTCTGTGCGAATGTAACAAGATCAGTAGCCGCCGCCATACCCACGCACCCACGTAGCGCTGCGATAACCGCGTTGTCGGTCAACTTACTCCGTGCCCACATAATATGGCTTGCGTTCTCCAGACTACGTGGCGTGACCACCGCACCCTCGGTCTTCGCGGGGTACTGGATATAGGGGTTGCCATCCCCGTCCCGATAGGACGCAAGGCAATGGGGGAACTTCTTCACCCACGCAATCACGACGGGGTTGATGCCGTTCGATAGGGCCCACACGATCCACTCCGCAGCCGTAGGCTTGCGGATTTCAACCATCGACACCCGGTTCTGGGCATGCTGCTGGATGTGGTCACCCAGTCCCTCAACTGCAAGGTTGGTGGTGCCGAACACCGTACTACCCTCGGGCAGGGAATACTCCCCGATCATGCGCGATTGAAACAACCGAAGCAGGGAGTTCTGCACGGGACGCATGGCCTTGCCCACCTCGTCAGCCATGAAGTAGATCGGCTTATCCGAGTGCACACCCGTTAGGATGTTAGGTGCAAAGCGGGTAACTTTTACCCCGTTCACCAGCTCGGTGAAGGGCACCCCCGTGATATCCCCCACGTCGAAGGTCTGCGTCTCGGCATACACGTACCGGTACCTATCTCCATGCCGTTCACTCAACGTCTTGAGCATCGCGCTCTTGCCGATGCCCATCTCACCCTTAAATATGAATGAGACATTACGGCCCACATGATCAATCATGTCGGTTGCTTCTGCGAGGGATACCACTGCGCCTAGCGATACTTCACTCATGTTGTTTCTCCTTATTAGTTATAGTGAGAACACGACTTCGGTTGTGTTGGTTTGAAGGGTGAGAATCAGTGCCGTTTCTTTAAGCCCTTCGATGTCGGTCACATCCCCGTACACCCGATACACCCGCAACTGATCCCCGAATATCTTCCCTTCGATGGTGCGGTTGACCCCCTTGCTATCCATCACGGTCTTTTTAATCATGTTGTTTCTCCGTTTGGTTTGTGATGCGTTGCAGTTCTACGTTCGCCAATGCATTCTCGTACAACCAATAGCCGTTGTGCCGAGATTGAATCGGTGCGTTCATGAACCGTTGATAAGTCTCCCATGCTGCACGAACAGCGGTGATGCGGGAATCTCCGTTCCCTGCGAATGCCCTGCCATCCACCATTTTTATTATGGCCACATAGGGTTGCCCTGCGGTGGTGGTCAGGTCGTCGTACTTTACTACCGTCAATGATGAACGGTCAAACTTTACGAGTGCTTCTATTTCATCTTCACGTAACGTCATCCACTACCCCTTTCGTTTTCTCCAAGGCTATGAGCCTCACGATCAGTTCCTTCTCGGAGTAGTCCAGAGAGTCTTCGCCTCCGTATCCGTATCCGTTTCCGTTTCTGTCTCCGTATCTGTTTCCGTATCCGTATCCGTATCCGTTTCCGTTTCTGTCTCCGTTTCCGTTTCTGTCTCCGTATCCGTTTCCGTATCCGTATCCGTTTCCGTATCCGTTTCCGTATCCGTATCCGTATCTGTTTCCGCTTCCGTTTCCGTATCTGTCTCCGTATCTGTTTCCGTATCTGTTTCCGTATCCGTATCCGTCCTTGGGGTGGTGGATCATGACGTTTTCTCCAAGGCTATGAGCCTCACGATCAGTTCCTTCTCGGAGTAGTCCAGAGAGTCTTCGCCTCCGTATCCGTATCCGTATCCGT